TTCAAGGGGTGCGACAAAAAATATTTTACTTATTCCCATATCTCCTAATGTACTCAATGGCGCACCTGCGAGCCATTTCCACAATGACCAGGTCATAATCAGACAAAAGCTTGTCGTAATAAGGCGTACCGTGGTCATGTAGTCTGGAAGTGTTGTTTATGTCCTGCAAAGCAAAGGACAATTCGTTGTCTGTTAAGCTTTTGACCTGTTCTTTGTTCATTCTCCGAACCTTTCTATTTCTCTTGTGTTAGTGTCTATCAATTCAGTCTTTTGTCTTATGTCTACGGTGTGCTCAAGGTTACACTGTGGGCAATAGTGAATATCAGACCAATTTATACGGTATATAAACTCTATAGGGCCATTGTGGCAACGGGTACAGTTCATCTTTTGACTTTCTACTAGGTTAAAACATCACACAAGGTGACACTATGCCACCTTGTGCAATGTTACAACCCTAGTGCTTCGGATAGCTAATCAATGGCACATTGCGCGACCAGCAGGCGCGACACTCGCCGCAATTATTGCCTTGTGTACGGGCCGGACACGCATAGCCCTTAGGGGCTTGCCCTTTTGTGTACACTTGCGAGCCGTTTATGCCTTTAGGTTTGTCCCCGTCAAGCTTGGCCGCCGATACGCGGATGTTAAGGTTATCCGGCAATGTGTTACCAAGCTTTAGCCAATCTGCGACGAGCTTGCGCTCTTGCGTGGGGAGCCAATGGCGCACTTCGGGCGTCATGCGAGCCACGGCCGCGATCGCGTCAAGCATGTCGATCGATTGCAGATCGCCGCTATCGAACCAACGGTGATAGCCGTCGACGTTATAGCGTGAAATCTGGAACACCATGCTAGCTACCCACTCCATGGGGTCACTTGCTTGCCATTTGGCAAGGTTTGCTTTCCAGCCTTGGTCTACACTAGGGCGGAGCTTTTGAAGCTTCCGTGCATAGCACGAATGACACGGTGTGCCTTCGATCTGTGCCAGCTTTGAACCAGTGTTGCACTCGAATGCATCGATGGCAAACGTTGTACCCGGCATCTTAGAATTGCCGGTTGATATCTTGCCGTAGTTTAGAGCGTCTTTTACCTTCATGACGTGATCCATTCCTTGAACGTTTTCGGAGTTTCAGTGTTCGCTACGCAATATACATAGATCTCGTATTCTTGCCAAGCTATCGGCGGAGCATCGGGATGCGCTTGCTTTTGGTATGCGATAAACCGCCGGATTGACGCGTTTGTTTTTAACATCGTTTTACCTTTCACATTGAAACAATGGGACGGGTGACATTGTGCCACCCGTCCGGTTGTATCAACGCGCAGCGAAATTGTGCAAGTACTTAGCGGGAGCCTTGCGCTCTATATAAATCGAACGCTTCCCAAAATGGGTTCCGATCATGGTAGGGCCAAAGGTGATACCGTAACGGGTTTTGACAGCCCGCTTGCGAGTAAGTCCCCACGCATAACGGTAGCCCGTGGTTCCGTCGTTTAGCTTAGTACGCTTTAGCATGGCAAGTATCCTTTCATGGTTGTCGTTGAAACATTACAGCGCCCGTCTTATCACGAATACGAACATCGAGACATGCTAAGTTTACAGACCAGGTATGCGCTCAGTGCATGGCCTAGGGTGACCCGTGAGTGGCCTTCTAGCATGTCTTGGCTACCTATACACCCGGGACAACCTTATGCTCACTGGTGACGCTCTACGGGCGATATAGATAGCATAGGCATGTTTGCATACCTGCTATGCGATAGCCTGGGGTGTGGCAATTTTGTCACAATGTGTTGCAATTTTGTCACAATTATCATTTCGGAAATGTAATGATTTCATATGAAACTATATCCACCTTGCACCCACACGCACACCCTGGAATTATTCCAATGTGCAAAAACCTTGGAACAATGTGTAGATGCACGCAATATTGTATGCAGTTACACGCATTGTAACAGTGTAGGTACACGCATTGTCCCGTGTAGTTACACGCATTGTCTTACCCGATCGAGAACAAACCGTGAACAACAGTGTTCCACTTTTGTTCACTCTTTGTTCTCCAACCTTGGAACAAAACGTGAACAAACCGTGAACAGGAACAAAACGAGAACAGCGTTGACCCCCCGCGAGATGTTTATCATTATCATGTCCTGTGTCTCCATTCTGGGGGGTATTTTGAAAATCTCCAATGTTCACCATTGACACACCAAGTAAAAATTGATATAATAGCAGTACAACCTAGGAGGTTTACATTGTCTAAGAAATATGCCAGCTATGAAGAGCCTAAACCGATAGACAAAGAGTTAACTGAGAAAGAAGCTAACTTTATTGTTGAACTGGTAGACAATCACCGTGAACCCATAGATGCTTTCTTTGCCAGTGGTTACGTCTGTAAACAGTCTAGGAACCATGCGAACAACCGAGCTAAGCGGGTACAGCGCCACCTTTGGCTTCACATTGAAAAGCGGATCAAAGAAAAGGTCGGAGAGACCGCTACATTGGCTGTGGCTGTCCTAGAGAAGCTCATGCGCGAAGCTGACTCAGAAAACGTCAGGCTGAACGCCGCAAGAGACATCTTGTCTAGGGCTGGATACGATGCGGTACACAAGCAGGAAACTACGGTCAGGGAAATTAACGAGTTGTCTGACAAAGAGCTTGACGAGCAGATCGAACGCTTGAGCAACGTGGTAAAGCTTAGTGGATAAAGTTGCTATCCTAGAGCTTCTGCGCGAAAAAGAGCATCGACAGCTGACAACTAGGATCAAGCAGTACAAGCCATATGACTACCAAACTAAGTTTCATCACGAAGGTCTAAACTGCCCACAACGTATCTTGATGGCGGCTAACCGGGTAGGTAAGACCTACTGTGGTGCGGTAGAGACGGCATACCACATGACAGGGGACTACCCCGATTGGTGGGAGGGACACAGATTTAACAAACCAGTGCGTGTCTGGGCAGCAGGTGAGTCCAACGATACCACCAGGGACATCATCCAGAAGGAACTCTTTGGTAACCCACAAGACCCTAACCTCAGAGGCACGGGGGCTGTACCCTTAAACAAGATCGTAGAAACCACACGCAAACCCGGTGTACCCAATGCATACTCCAGTGCCTTGGTCCTACATAAATCGGGGGGTAACTCCCAGATTAGCTTCAAGGCATATGAGCAGGGGTTCGAGAAGTTCATGGGCGAAGCCATAGATGTTGTCTGGCTCGACGAGGAACCTAAACACGAAATCTTCAGTCAGTGCATCACCAGAACGGCTGATACCAATGGCATAGTCTATATGACATTCACACCGGAACGTGGAATGACCAACGTGGTCAGTTCGTTCCTAAATGACCTGAAGCCGGGACAGTCGTTAATAACGGCCACGTGGGACGATGTAGATCACCTAGATGAAAAGACAAAAGAACAGCTACTAGCTGTCTATAGCCCAGCAGAGCGAGATATGCGCTCCAAGGGCATCCCGGTGTTTGGCTCAGGGCTTGTCTATCCGGTCAGTGAAGAAGATGTAGTTTGTGAGGACTTTGACCTTCCAGAACACTTCCCAAGGCTGGCGGCGATTGACTTTGGTTTTGACCACCCAACAGCAGTTAGTTGGGTAGCTTACGACCCAGACAATGACATAATTTATGTCTACGACGAATACAGAAGGTCAAAAGAAACACCATTGACCCATGCTGCTGTTATAAATGCTAGGACTCCCGGCATCCCTGTGGCCTTTCCGCACGATGGTCTACAACATGACAAAGGGTCTGGAACACAGTTAGCACAGCAATACAGAGACTTAGGCGTGTGCATGTTGGTTAACCATTTCAGTAACCCACCAGCAGAAGGAGACAGCGGTAGTGGAAAAGGTAATAACTCTGTTGAAGCAGGGATCAGCGAACTTCTTCAACGCTTTGAAACTGGTCGGTTACAAATTTTTGAGTCCTGTCAGGAAACTCTTGAAGAGCTTAGACTCTACCATAGAAAAAATGGAAAAGTGGTTGCTATCAAAGACGACCTTCTAAGCGCAATGCGGTATGCTGCCTTGAGCGTAGAACGCTTTGGAGAGCAGTTAAAGAACAAGTCGATTTACCGTAAATATAATTACGATACCGAAATAAAATACTCAAACGTAGGGATAGTCTGATGAGCTTATATGCCAACATGAACAAACGCAAAAAAGCTGGGACTTCTCGGTCCAAAAAGAAAAGCACGATTACTCCCAAAGCCTATGCAAATATGAAAGCTGGATTTCCTAAAAAGAAAAAGAAAAAATAACAGAGATCATTATGCCAAAAGTAGGAAAAAGACAT